GGCATGGGCGGCATCGGGCCATTGTTGGGCGCTAAAAAGTAAATCCATGCCCTCAATGACCAGATCAATGACGGCCTGTGCGGCGTCCGTTGTCTGGGGCAATGCCCGCAATTCGGAGGCCAGAAACCCCCAGTGCACGCGGCTCAAATCTTTTCCGTCGCGCCCAACTGCGTCTGGCAAGGCGGCAAAAAATGCCCTCCCTTCGGCAGCGGGCAATGCCTCGAAGATATTTTCGGCAATGCGCAGGACTGCAACGGGCAAGCCAAACCGCTCAAAGGCCAGCGTGGGGTCGCTGCAATGCGTCAGGCATGAGATAAAACAGCCACGTCCCCCAACGGCGTTTTCGCGGGGCCTCCAATACGATCCACGAACCAAAGCATCTGCCTTGATGTGCGCGGCAACCTCGGCGCGGAGGATTTCGGTGTTTTTCGTAAGTGTCATTGTGATTGGTTCCTTTGTTTGTGTTTTTTTGTTTAAGACGTGCGCCAGATACGAACTCCGGTGCCCTCTGTGCGGGCCACAAATTTAACCCCGTTTTTTTTACCCCATCCTTTAGATGCAATTGATGGTTTTGACGCTGATCCCTTTTCTTCTTCCGCAAAAAAAACGCTGTCTCCAACCTCCATTTTGTCCCAGATGTATTTCATAGGCGCACCTCTTCTTCCAACAGGTGCGGGTATAGTTTTCTCAATAATCATAATTTTACATTCCTTTGTTTGATAACTATTTATCGCACAGAAAATTGGGTGGCGCAAGCCCAAATCCTAAAGTAGAAACTTAGACAAAGCTAGAAAGCGATTCTAATTTTAAAGCCCTGAAATCGTTGACTAATACACTATAGATAGAACTTAGAGCCCTCTCTATACTGTTTTTCAAGAGGTTCAGAGAGGCTCAGGGGCTTTTTTTAAATGTGTCTCAGGGGTTCTAACTAAATTTATGCAACTAAGCCCATTTACGCTTTAACTTCATAGGCTTAAAAGTAGAATTTCCTTCTAGCTAAGGCTCTACTTTAGGGGGTTTGGCCCAAAAAACAAAAAACCCGCCATTTCGGGCGGGCCTTTCTTCTTCGTCTATGTCCGGAACCACTGAACCACAAGCTCCCCCTTTCGCCGTCGCTTTCCTGTCCGCGCCACCACTTCACCGAGCGCCTCAAGGTGCCTCATAGTGGCTTCAATCGTCGGCTTATCAATTTTTGACCGGCCTGCCAGCACCGTCGTTGACGCCCCGTTTTCCGTGTCGATGTAGTTCATCAGCCTAGCAGCCAGGGCGTCTTCGGGGCGCGCCTTTTTGTTGTCATTGGCAAAGACAAGCTGCACCTTGAAATCAATCTCGTCCTTGATGAATGCAAACGCCCATCGAACATGCTCCATTGTGCGGACCCCGTCCGGAATCGCTAGAATGAAACTGACCTTCGCAATCAACTCATAGGCGCGCCGGATCATCGCTACGCTGGCCTCGCCCGTCTTTTCATCCATGTGTCCGGCATAGTCTATCAGCCACTCAATTATGGGCGTCTGCGCCTCTGCTGCATCTGGGGTGGTGGTCACGTCCCTGCGCGGCCCTATATGCTCCACACGGCCCGCTTCGTTGCCGTAGATCACTCCCAGCTTGCCGCCCATCATTATCGGCATTTCGATCTTCTTGAACCCCTTGCGGGGGCGGGGGTTTATGTCGCGCTCTGCTACAATAATAGCGCGGCCTACAAATCCCTGCGTTGCGGTTTCACCATCCATTACACCCTCGAACGTGCTTGGCGTCGTAAAACCGATGATTGACAAGAAAGGCCGCTCCAGCCCGTTATCTACCATGCCCAGCATCCGAGCCGCATATTCTTCCCGCTCTACGTCCCCGCTGTCTTGAGCCTTGGATAGCTGGCCGAAATACACCTTGCGCAGATCCCGCTTGATATCGCCGCCAAGCAAAAAGCGGCTGTTGGCTTTTGAATAGGCGTTCATAATCGTGCCGAACACGCCTTCAAGGTAGGACGCCCCGCCGCGCTGTTGAGCGTTGCGCACCTTGCTCAGAAAAATACCGATCTCGTCAATGTTGTAGAATGACGCTTGGTTCTCAATCAGGTTCCGCACGATCTCTTGTTCTGACTTTATACCGCCCTGAATCGCGCCCTGCATGCCCGCCGCGATGTGCAATTCTGTAAACGCCTGCATCACGGCTTCTTTGCCCGTGCTGGATGCCGCTACGCAAAAAGACAGCATGTTAGCCGTCACGCCGTCGTGTGTGTCATAGTGAGACATACCGCCAATGTTGCCGATCGCCGTGATCGCGCTGGCAACTGCAAGCCTGCGGCGAGGATATCGGCACTGCCCGTCAATCCAGTCTGCGACCCTGCCCACAAATCCCGGCGGTCGGGTTAGGTCAACGCCAGTCACGTCGATCGGCAGGGCAAAGCCATCATCTTCTAAATGCTCGGGCTCAGGCGCAAACTTCTGTGGAAAAAACTCTTCGTTAAAATCTGAAAAGTCTTCGTCTTTTAGCGATGCAACTGCAGAAACGCGGGCTTGGGCAAGATCGTCTTGCATTTCGTCATAGCTTTTGCCCGTGGCATAGTCTGCAAGACTGAATGTTTTATCGCTCATTTTCTGCCCACCTTAAAAATTTGGTTCTGTCGTCAGGGGCCATGCGCCGGAACGCTGCAGCAGCAAGGCGCTTCGTTTGCTTGTGGGCCACGGTGCTGTTTTCCAAGGCGTCGAGCGATGCAACGGCATATGCTTCTAATTCATGTGGGGCAGCGCACGACGCCCAGAACAAAGCATCCTGCCGGACCTTCTCGGAAAACAACGGCACGTCAGGCACGCCTGCACTGTGCTGCTCCAGAAACGCAGAAACCGTGCCGATGCACAACTCCGCGTCATGGCGGTATATGTCGCACAGGCCATAATACGTCTGCCGTGCAATGTCATCCATGGCGGGTGGTTCCGGCCAAATAATCTGACAGCGCCTTAATTGTGGAGTATCGCGGGCTTGTTTGCCTGCCGTCGCGAATGTCTGCAATGGTCTGCGCAGAAAGCCCTGTGGCGTCTGATACCTTTGAAAGCACCCTATCTTGTAGCATGGTTTTTATATTGTCTAAATCTAGCATATCGCCACCTATATTTGGTATTACTATAATTTGTTCTTGCACAACCGCGCCACTCATGCAACAACATTAAAGCGGGATTAGAGAGTGCGACCCGCCGCACGGGCCAATGTGCCAAACAAAGGACTAGAATATGAGTATCCTTGCGACTGCAAGCAAGCCCGCCGACCGCGCCGTTATGGTGACGGTCTGCGGAGATAGCGGAATGGGGAAAACCAGCCTTGCCGCTACATTCCCGAAACCTATTTTTATTCGCGCCGAGGACGGATTGCAGGCGATCCCTGCGGAAAAGCGGCCCGACGCACTGCCTCTCGTGACCTCGGGCGCGGTCTTATGGGAACAGCTAACGGCCCTGCTGCAAGAAGATCACGACTACCAAACCATCGTGATTGACAGCGTCACCGCGCTAGAGCGGCTTTTCCTTGCGGACGTTCTGGCCAGTGATCCCAAGGCCAAGTCTATCAATCAGTGTCTCGGAGGTTATGGCGCCGGGACCAGCGCCGTTGCGGCCATGCACGGGCGGGTGCGCAAGGCGTGCGGCCTGCTGAATGAGCGTAAAGGGATGCACGCTGTATTTGTGGCGCACGCCGATGTGCAAACCATGAAGCTGCCGGATCAGGATGATTACATGCGCTATTCCCTGCGCCTGCCTGACAAGAGCTTGCCGCCCTACGTTGATGATGTAGACGTGGTTGCTTTCCTGCGTCAGCAAATGTTTGTATCCGGTGGAGACGACGAGCGCAAAAAGGCACGAGGCACGGGCGCGCGTGAACTTGTCTGCAACGTATCGCCCGCCAACGTGTCAAAAAACCGCTACAACATTACCGAACCAATGGCGGTCAAGATGGGTGAAAACCCCCTTGCAGACTTCATCCCCGCTCTAAATGGGCACAATGCACCAAAGAAAAAGGAATCTGAATAATGTCATTTTGGGATTTATCCAACGGACAAACCGCAGCAGACACGCCAAAGGAATATGAGGTTCCCGGCAGCAACATGGAGCCAATTCCGAACAACTCGGACGTGCTTGCCATCATTGATGAAATTAAATGGACCACGAACGGGAACGAATCCGACCCGCGCGAATACATCAGCGCGCGCTGGTCTGTGATGGCTCCAGAACAATTCAAAAACCGCAAGGTTTTTCACAAGATTTGGGTGACGGACTTTGACCCAAACGCCAAGGACGAAGCTGCGGCAAAATTGAAGCGCGACAAGAATCGGAAGATGCTTGCGGCCATTGATGCCAATTCGGGCGGGATGCTGACGAAAAGTGGTGACACGCCGACTAGTGACGCTTTGGCAATGCACCTGACCAATAAACCGATGGTGATTAAGTGCATGGTGTGGAGCATTAAGGGCAACGATGGAAAGGATATGGAAGGAAACTGGGTTAGTGCTGTATCACCAGCAGACAAGGAATTGCATGTTGGCGAGGCTACGAAAAAACCGGCAGCGAGTGGCGGGGATGGATATGGCAGTGGTCGTGCCGATCTAGATGATTCTATTCCGTTCTAAAGGTATGTCTTGTATAATTCCGTTATGGGGCTATAGTGGCCCTATGACATACACATGCAAAGTCTGCGGCGTGACAAGTGACGCCGCTGAATTTTACAAAGGCGTAACCAACCGGTGCAAGGAGTGCCACAAGCAGAAAGTTAGAGAAAACCGCGCAGAAAATTATGAATACTACCGTTCATATGACGCAAAAAGATTTCAAGAAGACCCAAATGTTAAGGCTAGACACAAAAGGTATCAGTCTACGCATGCTGGACAATCTTCCATGCAGAAATCTCGAAAAAAGTGGATGAATGAAAAGCCAGAAGCACGGGCCGCGCACATCATACTTGGAAACGCTGTTCGTGACGGAAGGATAGAAAAGCCTTGCGCCTGCACAAAATGCCAAAAATCAGAAGTTAGCCGAAAGATGCACGCGCATCATGAAGACTATGCTTTTCCGTTAACAGTAATTTGGCTTTGCGCTCAATGTCACTC